TTGATGCTCTTAACATTCTTATTGGGCTTATGATTAGTGGTGGTACGATTGGTTATGTAGCTACACGGAATAGTGAAGGGAATAACAAAAACAACAAGGAGCGTAAAATTGAGTGATGACATCTCTAGGCGTGTTAATAAAATTGAGGGGGATGTTTCAGACATTCAACAAACAGTTTGTGGTGTTAAAACTGAGGTTGCTGTGGTTAATAGTAAAATTGATGAGCAAGATAAACACTTGCAGGAAATCAAAGAGAATATGAAACTACAAACAAGCATCCTTAATGAGCTTCTCACTCTTACAGATAGGCATGACAATTTTGAGAAAGAATTTAAGGTGTTAAAAGAAGATTATGGTACACACAAAGAGGAAATTATTAAACTTGTTGGCACGATGAGAGGGATAGTATTGGCAGGTGCTATATTCGTTGGAATGATTATTGGAATGGGGTTGTACATTTATTCTGATAAGATGGTTGTGTTGTCAAGCCATGAGGTTCGGATTCATGCTTTAGAGGTGAAGTGATAAAAAAAATAAATTGTTGTTAAATAAGCCAAGCCATCTTAATTGATAGCTTGGCTTTTGTTGTCTAAAGATTACCAACACACAATGGGCAATTGTACGACACATTGAATCGTTTATCTGTTATACTTTTCTCACCTCTACAACAATCTTTTTCACTTGTATAAGATGTAGAAGGGGCAGGGCAGGAATTAAGAAGTATTTTTAACCTTTTGTCTATTAAAAAACAATAGCGGTGTTTTCTTGTACGAGGAAGCCATACGCCTTGCAATTCCTTAGTTTGTCCTCTTGGATTAACCCTACCGTCGGCACAAAAGAAATCTGTTTTCTTGTCTGTCAAACCGTAATAAGTGAAATTACAAACTTGGTAAATACTTCCAACGTGCCTACTACTGTCAGCCAATGTGATTACTGCCTTAATATCTTTACTCTTTAGAAGTTTTAAGCTGTTGCCCAATAAGTAGCTCGTAGCGTTAGTCCCGTTTAGAATAGGTAGCATACACAAACGGCTTAACTCTAAAACACTTTGGTCTGTGTTTGGAAGTCCAAACCACCCCTTCATTGTGCTTATTCCTTGCGGATTGCTAAAAGTCGAACACCCTACTAAAACATCTCCAATATATAATCCGTAAGAGTATTTTGAAAAGAACTTTGCATCTTTTAAATAGTGGTGTTGTTTAATAAAAGCGTACGCTGTGTTTTTATCTACCTCTTTGAGAGAGAATAAAGTTTTAGCTTTAATCTCTCTGCTCTTAAACTTGTCAATGTCCTTATAAGCTTGTTCGCTAATATTTGTTGAAAAGTTAAAAGCCGCTTGCCCTGTTTTAGCTTCATTGTCGTTTGAGTTTGCCATGTTGCACCTATATTGTTTGTTGTTACAGCTTATATGGTGTAAATTTATCTGTCAACTAATTTTCTATTTGAATAATAGGTTGTTGTTAAATAAGCCAAGCCATCTTAATTGATAGCTTGGCTTTTTGTTGTCTAGGGTTTACTTAACTTCACAACTACCACCACTACAAGCCAATTCTCCACTTAAATCCGTGTTATCTTCTTCTTCAACAACATTAGATAAATCAACACTCTCTAAATGAGACATCATTTCCTCAAACTTCTCTTTAGTAATATCCTCAAAAGGTGCTTGAATATAAGTGCCACCATCGTAAGGTAAAACAGAAATACCATTAAAGTTATAACGATTTTCCCACATCCATCTTCCTACAGCATCCCACTCATCATTCTTAACACTAATTGTACAACTTACGTTATGAGTGTTTTGCCCTTTAATATGCCCTGTTTTAACCCATTGCGTGTTAAATAACTTTACGCGTTCAAGAAGTTGCAAAGGTGTTTCCGTCCGTAACAAACTTCCAGCAGGTGCTTTCTGCGGCACTTGAATAACTGCTTGGTCATTTGGTCTAAAATATTCGTCCTCTACTAATGTTGGGTGGTGTGTAGAGAGATAATGATAAATACTCTCATTTTTACCAACACGGATACGGCGAATATAGTAAGCATTATGCCAAGCATGGACACCACTACTACTGCCCAGCACTAAGCTAGATGTTCCGCTAGGTTTAATAGTGGTTGTACGAGCCGCAGGGTTAATACCTAATAATGTAGCTACACGCTTGTTTTCTTCAATAACCACGTTAGCAGCTTGTTTCAAGTCGTATTGCAACACAACTCCGCTACCAATCCCTGTCATGCCAACACCAATCAAAGCATCCCTCTCTGTGGTTGTTTTCCAGATGTCTCGTAAATAGTGAAAGTCAGTGTACCCTGCTTGTAGTGTACCGATAAAGGATGCGGCTCTGCTACGTTCATTCAAATCTTCTTGTGATGTAATATCAGAAACATTAAGTTCACAAAGGTTACAAAACTGGAACGGACGTAAAGCAATCTCACAACAAGGGTTTGTACCCCAATCTTTATCGTTAGAGAAATAAACACCAGGCTCTCCACATTGACTAGCTACCACCTTATCCCATAAACTATTAAAGCTTTCCTCTGTTGCTTTATGGCGAAGGATAACGGCACTATTGTTAGCGCGACCGCGTTGGGGGTTAAGTTCCCACCACGCACCATGTTTACAGGTTAGCATATCAACATCATCCATTGAGAATAATGAGATTAATGCTGCTCGTCGAATACCCCCTGCCAATACTGCATCTGCAATGTAACACATAATATCATGTGCTTCAATTGTAGAGAGTTTGCTACCTATTGCTTTGCTGTCCATAATCTTTTTAATATTGTGAACAGCATCTTTTAGTGGTTGAGAACCTGGTGCTTTACCACCTGACGTAACCAACAACGCACCTTTAGGGCGAATATCACGGAAGTCAAACACTGGTTCTGATTTACCATGAAAGTAAGCCTCTAACAAAATACGAATTGTTTCTGCCCACCCTTCAATATTATCCGCTACCAAGAATCGACGTTTAGTTTTCAACATACCCTTAATAACAGGGAGTTTATCTACATGGTGCTTCTGTACTGAATAACCACAACCTGTGCCTCCTAGCAATAGAAACATTGTTTCAGGGAAAGCATAAACGCTATCAACTGGCAAGTACGCGCAGTTAAAAATACGGCTTGGGCTTGTTTCAATACTCTTACCAGCAAACTGTAAGCTACGCATACTTGGTAGCACTTTCTTTGTTAAAACAAACTCTTTATATACCCGTTGAATTTCATCTTTCATGTGTGGGTATTTACGAACGTGCATTGCTACGTTACGTTCAACCAACTCTTCCCAAGTTTCCCGACGACTAATTTCAGGAATATATCGCGCATATTTCATGTGTACTGTAATGTCTGATAAAATATCTTGAGACAATTTTGCTTGTGCATCTACTACCATTTTCTTTTCCTTTGTTAAATTTTTGTGTACCCATAACCAAGAGATGTCTTGTATCATAACACTACTCTATTCATCTCGTTCACCTCTCTTGCCATCGTTTCATCACCACCGTAAGCTACGAAAGCTTCCAACGATGCAAACCCACTCTTGCACCATTCTCGATCAAGCCTCTCAAAGCACATAAACAATTTCCCTTCTGTCACTTTACCCTGCAAATTACGATGTTGACATTCAATCACTTCGACATTCATCGAAGTATCAACACCTAGCTTATAAAGTAATTGATTGCGTGTAGCTACAGTTCCATCATACTCTTTGAATAACTCTAAATCTGATTCACTAATGTTACGACTAATACTGTTGCGATTTTGTTTCTTGTATTTCATTTACGAATCCTTATTATCATTATTCTGTAAAGGAAAGAAAGCTTCCATTGTTACAGGAGCTACTAAACGTAATTCTGCTAACACCTGTTGAGCCAACTCACGATGCTCTTTCTGTGTTGTTGGGTCAAGCCGTTGCTTTAGGTAGAATATCCAAGAGCGTAAGTTACCGTTAGCGTACATACGACTCATTGTTAATCCTTCTGGCAATAATGCTCTAGCTTGTTCTTTAGCTATTCCACGCGAAAGTGCTTCATCATACAGCCCTTGAGCATGGAAACGTACCACACGTTGAGCTTCTTCCCACCAAGAGGTGTAGTCTGCATCTTCTGTAACAACACTATTCTGACGATTCTTTGTATCTTGTAAACGGCATTCCCGTAATGGCGCGTTATCAAGTTTTGTCATATCTTGGTAGCGGCCACTAAACTCTTGGAAATTTAAACTCTTATGTCGTAACACCTGACGACCAATATCTCGTGTAGTGTTCAACTCTAAGCACACGTTAGCCATTTCAAATGGGGATACATGGCCGTGAGTCATCATATAGGTAAGCAATCCTTTGATATTAGGGTTGTCTTGATTATCAGGGTTACTGACCCTAGCGATTTTGGCTAGAGTGTTATCAATATCAGGTGTTGACCACACCATCTTAACATTACTCATACACTCTCTCCAAGCATAATTGTGTACTCAACTAACCCCTTAGTGTCACGATTCACGTTAGCATGACAAATAACATAGTTATCATCTAACAGCTTACGAATCTCATCTGTAACATTAGCAAGCACACCTAAATCTTCTTTCTTCTTTTGCTTTTTAGCGATTGCTTTAACATCTTCTTTTGTGCATTGACGAAACAAAGGTGGGTATAAGTTTTCGACATGAACAGAAATCTCAGTGCCATCACACTGTCGTTTTAACACGCATTGTGTCTCCCCTTTGAACAGTAGGTTAAATATGTAGCCACTACTTAGTTGGCGATACATCACTTCATCTGTTGCTACGCTGTTCACTTTCTCTTCCTCTTTAAGTTTAAATCGCCAAGCGTACATTTCATTGGTATAACCATCGTCTGTCTCTACAAGAAGCAGTTGCCAATTATACGCTACGTTACCAACAATATACTCTTTTCCTTGCGTTAACAGGTTCGGAAGGCTCTCTAAGGCTATTACAACATCGCCTGCTTTATACTTAGGTTTTACAACACTATTGCTGTTATTCATCTCTATTCCTCTCTGCTTGGTTGTCTATCTGATTGTTTTTTCTTACGCTCATTATCACGTTGTTGCTGCTTCTTCTTGCGCTCATCAACGTCTATGTTATTCTTGTCTCGTTTGTAACTCTTAGACATTATTTATCTTCTTCCTTTCCATGTTTGTCACATAATACTCCATAATAACCATTCTCGTCAACCATAAACCTTCCTTCTTCACCGCAATCAACACAACACTTAGAGCAAGCTTCTTTTGCTTGTTCAACCAATTTATCAGCTTCTTCTCTTACATCCCAATCCTCGACACTCCAATACACACGAAGCTCACCAAACTTCTCTTTCATTTGTTGAATCTTACAACCCATGTCTAAAAGCTTTTGCTCTAGCGGCTTTGTAATGTGCTGCCAATAGTTAGGCGTACTTTTATAATGTTTTAACATTATCATTGTCCTCTTGTTTAACCACTAAATAATCCCCTTCGTTCCCAATAATTCTAGTATAAAATTCTGTCTGGTCTACCCCTATAACTCCGCATTTGCATCT